GTATTTGGTGGCGTGAGACTTTCAACTTAAAGGCTCAAAATGGCTCTGGACAGTTACACCAATGGCCCATTTTTGGGCACAAATAGAAATCCATTTTCTTATGAAAAAGTTGAGCAGCTCACTCGAGATGTTTCAACTTCATGGTTAACATTGACTCAAATCACCAATCAATTAAATTTGTTTGGTGATGAGTCACAAGACGATTATTTGTCTAGTTTAGAGCTGGCCACCAGAATGATGGTGGAAGACTTTTTGGGCATGAGCATATTTCCCATCCAGTATCGTGTTTATTATGGCGCATACAATGGCGAAAGCGGCACTCAGGCGTGTTTGGATTTGCCAGAGGTCACTCAGGGTTCAACTGGCGTGACAATCAATTCTGTGGGCTATTGGGACTCCAGCACACCACCAGTTTTCACTGTGATGGATGCCAGCACTTATTTTTATGATTCAACTGGAAATAAGATTATTTGCAATGGCATTCCAAGTGAAGTCAATCAAGCAATTACAAATCCGATTGTTGCAGTTTACACAACTGCAGCTAGCACATATGCTGCCTATCCAGTGATCCAGCAAGCTGGATTGATGATTCTCACGCATTTGTATAACAACAGATCAAACACCACATCAACGAATCTGAAAGAGATTCCCATGGGCGCAGCTGCATTGCTCAGACCCTATAAACCATTGGTGCTATAAATGGCAATTGCACGTTTTGAGCAGATCAATGTCAACAATGTCACCAATAGTGTGGACACGATTGGCCAACAAACCACAACCATCACATTGTGGTTTCAGACTCGAGCATTGGTTCAAGACGTAAGGGACGCAGCGCAAATTGGCAAGGATGATCGGACGTACACAAAAAACGTCAAATTTGTATTGAATTTCACACCCAATACATTGCAAATGTCTGAGCATCAAAATCTGTATTCGATCACTTGGCGTGGCCAAGATTATCGGATCAATGATGTGATGGAATCCAATGACCGCATGAATGTGTCATTCTTATGCTATAGAAACGACCCAGCGGTGAGCGTATGACAGTCCAGCAAAACATTGTCAATTATGCCCAAGCCATTCAAAATGGTTTGGCTGCTGCAGTGTCACCAGTTCCAGTGTACGCAAATTTCAACAGGAATTTTGCTGCAGAGCCAAGTTTTGTGACTTGGCAGCTGCGGAATGTACACCAGCCAGTCTACACTGGCGTGAATCAGGCAAACAAAGGCATTGATACACCAATTTTTCAATGCTCGATATTTGCACAAAACATGAATGATTGCTTTGGTTTGTCCAATACGATCACTCAGGCTTTGCATGGGTATAATGGATTTTTGGGCGTGAAAGGCTCATTTGCTGGTGTGTATGTGTCGAAAATTGACATTTCTATGCTATACAACACATATGATGATCAAGTAAAATTGCACCAAATAATCTTGGATTGTCGGATGGACATCCCATGTTGATAAAACAAAACAAGTTGTTTAATTTTTCTCAAAGGATTTAATCATGGCATTACCAAATCAAGTCTTACCTGGCTTTAGTGCATCACTCTGGTGCCAAACAGGTGCAACACCCACACCACTCACATTGACTCAATTGTCCACATGGACTGCTGAAGTTGCAAACATTGTTGGCACTGCAGCCAATGGCACTGGCTCTGCTGGTGAGCAGCTCAATGTTGAGGCAATTCCAGCATTTGGCCAAGATGATGCATCAGCATCATTTGCAGTGGCTGGTGCACGTCAATCGGACATCATCCCCACACAATCCAAGCCTACATCATTGACCATCACTGCAGCGTGGAATCCAGCTGATGCTGGCCTTTTGTTGATCAGAGCTGATGCATATTCAGGCATCATTGATCGCACTTTTGTGATTGCTGCTACATCAGGCGCAAATACAGTGGCTTATGCTTTCACTGGTCGTGTTTCTGAATTCACAGTTGATGCTGCACCAAATGCCGAGGCAAAGTGCAAATTTACAGTGCATCCCAGGGGCAACCAATACGGCTGGTCCAACAACACTTAAACAAAACACGACAAAATGACAATAATACAAAATAGCAATGATCTTTTGGGATACCTAGTAAGCCAAGCCGAGTCTGGTAAAAAAGACTGGTTTGGCTTTTCTCAACAGAAAATCACAGGCATCAATTTGGCCTTTGACATTGCAAAAAACCATGCCAGCTCGATGACACCAGAGGAAGTGGTCGATTATGTGCTGCAGCTTAATTCTTTAATTTTCAAGAAAATCATTATCGGAAAATTGAATTAAATGGCCACAGACATCAAAATCGAATGGTCTGGATTCAAGGAATTCGAGGAATTGCTCGATCAGATCACTGATGATTTTGGTGAAAAAGATGCAAAAAACATTTTGAGAAATGCGTGTCGAGAGGCAATGCTACCAGTGCTGCATTCAGCTCAAAACTTTTTAAGAGTTCACGATAATATTGAGACTGGCCAATTGTTGGACTCTTTGCAAGTTGAGGCAAGGAAACCAACGGCTAGAGATAAGCGATCAAGATATTCAACAGATACACTGGTGATGATTGCTCGAGTCACAGTCGCACCAGGCAGAAAATTTGAGCCAGACGTTGAAGGTCAAAAAAGGCGTTTGAGCAAAACATACAAAAACAAAAAAACCAAATTAAGAGAACACATGGTCAGTGATGCCAGGGCATTTGCCATTGAATTTGGCACTGCCAGATGGTTGAAGGGCGAGGGAATGCCATTCATTCGGCCAGCATTGGAAAGCAATGCAATTCAAGTCACCAATTCATTGGCGATCGATTTGAAAGATGCACTTTTAAAATACAAATCAAAACACATGGGAATGGGAAAATAAAACATGACAAATCTTGCAAACGCATTTGGCTCCAAATTCATGGAGCAAAAAGACTCACTCAGAATCAGATCATTCAAATTTGGCGGTCACACATTCAAAGTAAAAGTGCCTTTGACAGTTGAAACTGAGGCGATGTTTGAACGAGCCAAAGTGGTCGATGAAGACAAAGCAGAAAAATACTATCAGGACATGGCCAAAGAATTTCTTGAGAATCGGGCCAAATATGAGAATGATCCTGATGTCAAATATGTTGAAAATGATGTTTTGATCAAAGATCGATCCATTAGGGAAACTACTAGGAACAAGGTTTTGACCGAAAACAGAATGGTTGAGGCTTTCAAAATGTTGGTGCCAGAGAATAAAGACTTTGACATGAACACCATCACATATGCAGACATCGAGGAATTGTTCCCATTCAGTGTGCAGCTGGAGCTGCTGGACTACATTAACGCTACCATTTCCCCCAATTACACGGCCACAAAGGGAAAATAACTGGATCGGTCAGAAGGCAAGTCAAAGCCTATTTAACGGCCCATGGGGCCGATCCAGCAGCAATTGACGAGGGCACATTCACTGACATTGCGGTTATGTATGCCGATGGATTGATTGGCAATCGTGGGATTTTGGAGGTTTTGGGTACATTAACGGCTGGTCAATTCAATAAAATCTTGCCCAAAGGCAAGTCCCCCTATACACTCGAGGATATAATTCCAAAGGCTTTTGAGTATCTTTATCCAATGACTGATGAGGATCGAAAAGAGCTGACAAATCAAAGGCTTTTGGCTTTCATGGCGATGGCTCCAAATGCCCCATCGAGTCTTTTTGAGGGAACATAATGGCACAGATAATTGCTGGACTAGGTGCACAACTTGGATTGGACACCACAGAATTCAGAAAAGGAATTTCTGAGGCCAAACGATCTCTTGGAGAATTAAAAGAATATATTCCAGAGGCTTTAAGTGTGGCTGCATTTGTCGAAATGACTCATGCAGCCATGGAGTTTTCCAATAAGATTGTGGAAACGGCAAAAGCCAATGAAGTGGCCACATCATCAGTTTTGGAATTGTCCAAAGCACTTGAGGAAAATGGTGGCAATGCTGAAGATACCAGCAGAATTTACTCTGGCTTTACCCAAAAAATGGAATCGGCAGTTTTGGGAAATGCCAAAGCTCAAGAATCATTTTCCAGACTTGGCGTTACATTAAATGATTTGAGGCATTTGTCTGAACAAGAATTGTTTGAAAAAACAATTACTGCATTAGGCAATATGAAGGATTCAGCCGAGCGAAATGGCCTTGCATTTGAGACATTAGGGAAATCCATTAGAGGCGTGGATTTGGTTGGATTGGCCAAAACCATGGAAGAAAACAAAGGCACCATGGACAAATATGCCAGTGCCCTTGAACAAGCTCACGAGCTAAGTTTAAAACTCGATGCAGCCAGCAGAAATTTATCACTAAATTTTACAAATGCATTTATTCCAACAATGAATGCAGTTTATGACATCTTATTTAAAGACACTCATTTAATAGATCAATTTTTTAATTTTTTAAAAGGTGGTGCACAAATCATTGGTGATTTTGTGAGTGCATCATTAACTGCACTTGAGCATTTTTGGAGCATTACCAAATTAGTTGCAAAAGATTTATACGCATTATTTGATATAAGAAATTATACTCAAGGCACATTTTTTAAAACTTTAACTGAAAATTTAAATGATTTCACAACAGAATGGTCAAAAGATTCTGATTCATATGTTGAATCATTAGCAAAAATTGATGAGGCAAATAAAAGGGTTTCTAAGCCAGAAACAAAAGCTGATGCAAAACGTGATGTGATTGAAAGTTATTCAAAGCAATTATTGGCAGAAAAAGAATTATTTTTGGCTTATCAAAATCGAGAACAATTAAATTTGGAAATGTTAAAACAAAAAGAAACTGATAAGACATTGACCAAAAATGAAAAAGAAATGCAAGATGCTATCAATCAAGTATTGAATGAGCAGCAAAAAACATTGGATGCCATAGATCAAAAAATGGCTTTGATTGATAAGAAAAGACCAGGTGCCAGTGAATTAGAAAATGAATTGAAAAGACAAAAGGAATTGGTTCAGTTTTCAACAACTGAT